AATATTGAACGTCTTACCACTGCTGGCGTTGGGCTTGCTGCTGAGTCTGGTGAGTTTCTTGAGATCGTTAAGAAGATGGTGTTCCAAGGTAAGCCTTGGAATGACGACAATAGAGAGCATCTTATTATTGAGTTGGGTGACGTTATGTGGTATGTGGCACAAGCTTGTATGGCTTTGGACATACCTTTCGACGACGTTATAGCGAGAAACATTAAGAAGTTAGAGAGTAGATATCCAGGTGGTAAATTTGACATCAACCACTCAGAGAATCGTGCAATCGGAGACCTCTAATTTTCATCAGGCATTCCCTACTGTAATATACGAAAAGCATTTACCAGGACATCTATCAGCAATCTATAAAAGTTTTGATGATGGTAAGTTTGATAACTCAACTGGTAAAGTTACAGGGGAATTGAATGGTAAGGTACTACTACACCAGGATACTAGACTTGAACCTTTCTTTAAGGAGGTAAAGAGTTCTATTCTGGAGTACGTAGATCATTTTAATATAGAAGATTGTTTTGATATAAATTTTGTCAAATCATGGTTTACGATATGTGATCAGGTCAGAGTGTACCTATGCACTGGCACTCCTGTTCACATATTTCGTATGTTTACTATGTACAGACACCAGGTGATCCTTTAGTACTACATAGGAGGAATCCTAATGAATGGTTTGGAGATGCTTTCCAGTTTAAGACAGACCACAACTACTGCAATGGTGATGGGTATGCTATCACACCTAAAGCAGAACATCTTGTTGTATTCCCTGGTAGTCTCGAACATTATACTGCTCCAGAGGATAGAGAGCATACAAGAATTAGTATCGCTGGTGATGTTATATTAACACTGAAGGATAGAATTGATAAAGAGGCGGGTTTACTTCATCCTAGATGTTGGAAACAATTCTAAATACTTAATAGTATTTTGTGTGTTTGGATGGCTTACAAAAATATAACAAGGAAGGAAATTCTTCGTAAGATTGGATCTAAACAAATCAAGGATGAGATGGAACTCCTTCTTGATACTGGAATGGTTGATTATGATGGTAAGAAGGAGGATCCTATTTGGAGATATGATGAAAAGGATGAACGTATCTTTAATACTTTTGGAGCAGAGTCTACCTATAAAGGTAAAGGTGGTAAGGCATGGAGTTATGTTAAACCAAGGTCTTTACCAAAAACTATTACTCTAAAGAGTAGTCAAACAGTTATTGATCAGATTAAGAGACGTTATGCGAACATGAAGTCTGTTACTGATAATGCTCCAGGTAAGCACAGTTCATCTGTACATTATATCAGGATAGGTATTCAGTGGTTTAAGATTGAGGCTACTGGTGAAACATCTGATAGGACTGGAAAAACTATAAGTGATACCACCATGACTAGGATACAGGAGCTTTGTACTGCATGGGTACTTAAGAGAGCATTAGATCTAAATGGGTTTAACTCGATAGCAGATATTAGAAAAGATAAAGAGACTATGGATGTCCTTAATGATATTTGGGTAAAGATTGGAAATGTAGAGTTGATGGATACTGGTTGGTTATATACTTTCTTTGAACAACAGAAGGCTTTACTTGCTAAACTTGGTGGGTGTTGTTATTTTAATGAGATTTCTCGTGATGGGCATAAGGATCCATATATTTTACCAGGTATGAGAAATGCACCAACCTTTATGGATTGGGTTAGTGATCTTGTTGCAGGTGAGCCTTTTAATATTAAAGGTAAAGATAACTGGAACCCTGCTGATATATGGTTAATAAAAGATGAACAGAAATGGAGAGATAGAATAGAAAAATCTTTGAAGAAAACTAGTTCCCCAGTTACTAGTATTGAAAAGTTGAATCATATCTTCAGATATTTGTTTAACACCCATCAGATTATGGGAATTTCTCTTAAGAAGATAGGTGCAGGTCAATCAGCTAAGGTAGAATATGTTAATATCACTAAGGCACAGGTCAAAGCTGTAGCAGACTTTGAATTTGAAGTTAAAGAAATTCAATGTAAGTTGGATTGTAAGAAGGATAAGGAAGGTAAGACAGTCTTAGCTTCACAGGATACAAGATTCATTGTTTATGATAAGGCTCATGATGGTGAATATAATTTCCAGATCAAGGGTAATAATAGTACTAGCTTATCAGGTTTGAAGTATGAACCAACTGAAAAAGGTAGGGGTGCTGCTCGAATGGGTAAAGCAACTGTAGAACTTGTTGAACGTAACCTTAATGATCATAAGGTTGGCCATTTATTCAAATCAGGATTCGGAAATTATCCAAAAGACGCTGATGCATTTGATGTAAATGAAATGAATAAGTGGGAAAAGAAGATTGATAATCTTCTTGCTCAGAAAGAACCTAGGTGTGAGATGCAAATTGAATCTGGTGCGAAAGGAGTTGATAATATAGCTTTTGCTTTTAATGGATCGGCACCAGTTGCTAATGCTAAACTCCAACAGATTGAATGGCTCACTGCTTTCTATGCTATTAAGAGTAAAGAAGAGAGGGATAGGTTTGGTACAGATATGGTCTTCCTTGCTAAGAAAGAAGGTGCAAGGTATGGTCCTTTCGCTAAGGTATATTAATGAGTAAGAACACACACTTAGAACATTTAGAAGATAGTCTTCTAATGGATGGAAAGCAGGGTGCATTAGATGCACTTACTTTCTTGGATGATTTGTGTTCGATGTTTGTTGGACAACCAGAAGGTCGTGCATCAATGACTGTTAAGTGGGATGGATCTCCTGCTGTGTTCTGTGGAAATTATCCTGGTACTAGTAGTTTCTTTGTTGCTACTAAGTCATTGTTTAATAAGGATGCAAAGATCAATTATACTAAGGAGGATGTTAAAAGGAATCATGGACATGCTTCTGGACTTGTAGCGAAATTATATGATTGTTTAGAATATATTCCACGTCTTCAAGGTACGGATATCTATCAAGGAGATCTTTTGTTTACTGATGATGCTGAGGAAGGTGTTATTGATGGTAGGAAATGTATTATTTTTACACCTAATAAGATTACATACTGTATTCCAGAAGGTGATGAGTTATATGATAAAGCTAGGAAGGCAAAATTATGTGTAGTATTTCATACGCAGTATGTGGGTAATAGTATAGAGAGTTTATCTGCAAGGTTTGGTGGGAAATTTAATCTGAACTATGATGTACCTGAAGTATTAGTTATTAGTGCAGATATGGCAGCATTGGGTACTAAGGATGTAATTACTGAGAGGGAGATTAAAAAGTATAGAGATATGAGGAAGGAAACTCTTAGACAGATTGAGATTGCTGGTGATCTTATGGATCTTATGTCTGAACATATCAATTCACCAAAGAATACATGGTTACTTGGACCACAAATGAAGATCTTTTTTAATAAGTTTGTACGTGATAGGAAACCAGTAAGTAATCCTGATAAGTTTGCTCAGGAGTTTTGTGACTGGTGGAATGCCAAGTTGGGGAAGGAGATTGCTGGTAAGAAACAACCCAAATCAATTTCTAAATATAAATTACATAGGAGAGATGGTAGAGAAATCATAAACAATAATATGAAAGAGCTTGCTGCACTTGTCACAGTATATAAATCTATACAGGATGCCAAGCTTCCTTTTATTGATAGGCTTGGAGATGCTCAGGGAAGATTTGGTACATTCTTTAGGGATGGTGATGGGTTTAAAGTTACTAAGCCAGAAGGTTATGTTGCTATTCAGTATGGTACGAAAGCATATAAGCTTGTTGATCGTTTAACTTTCAGTGCTGAGAATCTGAACAAATCACCTAATATCTAAGATGGCTGACGAATTAAAAAGAGTTGTATTTTGTTGGGGTAGGATGAATCCACCTCATATTGGTCATGAAAAAATGATTGAGTTCACCAAGGAGAGGGCAGGAACTGATGACTGGCATGTTATGGTCACACATTCTGAAGGTGGTAAGAAGAATCCATTACCCTATGATAGGAAGATATATTATTTAAAGAAGATGTTTCCTGATTATGCTAAAAACATTTATGAAGGACCAGCATCTCAAACTATTATTAAAGTAATGCAATACCTTCAGCCAGATTATGATCATGTTGTAGCTGTTGTTGGTGATGATCAATTTGCTTGGCTGAGTAGTATGTTACCTAAACAAAATGGTACAGATGACTATACATTTGATAAGATAGAAGTGTTGAATGCTGGTAAAAGAAAGAAGGGTGCTATTGGTGCTGAAGGTGCTTCATCTACTTTGATTAAACAACATGCAGAGAAGGTAGAGACTAGAGCTTTCTATAATATGCTTCCTGATAAACTTTCCGCATCTCAGAAGAGTGATTTGATGGCCGCGGTCAGGAAAGGTATGGGCTTATAAATAAACTTGATATGTACACATATATTAATGAAATCTTTCTCTGACTTTGCTAAGAAGACTCAGGTTGCGGAAGCAAAAATCACCCGTGATAAGTTCTATAAGAACGAAGTATATAAAAAAGGTGAGTGGGTTTTAACTGAGAA